ATTATCAGAATTGACAACTTGCAGATTTGACCCAACACATATCTTGGTTATCAAAAAAGCATTTGTAAAAGACGGCGAAGTATTTTGCAGTAAAGGTTGCAAAGCAACATATTTATCAGATATGAAATTAAGTTGGTAAAAATAACATAACCTAAAGAAGCCACCTACTCAGGTGGCTTTTTTGTTAGTCGGTTTCTTTTGAGACCGACTTTGCTATTATGGGTGCATAATGCCAAAAGAAACACTCGCTCATAATGACGACTTAGTACAAGCCCTTTGTGATTCAATCGCAACAGGAATGTATGTTAACCTCGCTTGCCAATCAGTAGGCATAGGCACATCAACACTTCACGAATGGAAAAGAAAAGGTCAGCAAGGCATAACACCTTACGACCAAGTATGGAAAAGAATACAGATTGCAGAAGCCAAAGCTATTGAACGTAGAATAAGAAGAATAGAGGAAGCAGGAGAGAGTGGCTCTTGGCAAGCAGACGCTTGGTACTTAGAGAGAAGATACCCACACTTATTCGGTAAAAGAGATACAGTTGCCATTGAAAATCAAGACAACCAACAAGTCAGACTGCGTTGGGCAGACGGTAACTTACTAGACAAAGCTCAAGAAGAAGAATTTATAGAAGGCGAAATAGTAGAGCCAAAAGGATTAGACAATGGAGAATGAAGATATAAACCAATCGTTTGCTGAGATTATAGAATTTAATAATCTTTACATTGACGCATTAGAAATTAATGAAGATTTAGATGACCCAATTCTTAATGAGTTGGTTGATTTTGAAATACCTGCCGTAGTATTTATTCCAATGATTACAGATATGGGACTGATGTACAGTTCACTTCCTATATCATCTAAAGCATTGGAAACATTTATTACTTGGTACAAAACTCAGGAGTAATATGCAATCAGCTTTAGATAATGATGTCTTATCAGGCTTAGATATTCAGTTGCCACCTTTACACTCAGCACAAATGGAAGTTGTAAAGAATATGAAAAGGTTTACTGTTCTATCAGCAGGAAGGCGTTGGGGTAAAACTAAACTAGGTGTTTGGCTTTGTCTAAAATACGCTTGGGAAGGCAAGAGAGCTTGGTGGATTGCACCTTCTTACTCTATGACTAATGAAGCGTGGGCAGATTTAAGAAGTATTGGTATCGAGTATGGTATCAAAGTAAAAGAAGCAGAACGAACAATAGTTACTGCTACTGGTGGCTCAGTACAAGTAAGGTCAGCAGATGACCCTATGAAATTAAGAGGTGCAGGTCTTGACTTTGTTGTTTTAGACGAGTGTGCCTTTATGAAGCCACAAACTTGGGCAGAAGTTATCCGACCTGCCTTAACAGAAAAAAAAGGTAGTGCATTTTTTATAAGCACGCCAAAAGGATATAACTTTTTTGAGAAATTGTATTCAGAAGCAAATATGCTTGATGACTGGGTCAGATTTACATATCCGACAATAACAAACCCAATTATTGACCCTGCCGAGTTAGAAATGGCAAAACAAGAGATAGGAAGTTTTTTATATGCTCAAGAGTACGAAGCTCAATTTATAGAAGCTAGTGGTGGTTTATTTAAAGCCGATTGGTTTGACCACTACAAAATAGAAGAAAGAATAGGAATTGATAATGATAAAAACGAATTTACAGAAATTGTTTACAAATATAAGGATAAAGAGTGCAGGCTTGAGGACTGCCGTAGATATGCAACTGTTGACCTTGCAACTTCAACTAAGCAAAGTGCTGACTTCACAGTTATTACTTCGGTGGCAATCACACCTGAAGGCAAGATTCTCATATTGGACATTGACCGAAGAAGATTGGAAGCACCTGATTTACTGCCCTTACTACAAAGAAAAGTGGAACAGTATGACCTCGCTTATGTTGGAATTGAAAGAGCAGGCTACCAGTTGGCGTTTATTCAAATGGCTAAAAGAGAAGGGTTGGTTGTAAAGTCACTTAAAGCAGATAGAGATAAGGTATCGAGAGCTTATCCTTTAATTGCTAGAATGGAAGCAGGAGATATATATTTTCCTAAGAACTCAACGTGGTTTGCTGATGTACAAACAGAGTTGCTAAGGTTTCCTGAAGCAGAGCATGACGACATAGTTGACTCTTTAGCATACGCAGTAATAGAATCAAAAGTACGAAAAAGTATAAAAGTTTTGTAAAACAAGTTAAGATATAAGAGCATAGAGTAGTAGTGCCGATAAGGGTTGCGTCCATTACTACTCAAATGCTCGCAATAAAGGATAGATATGGCAGAGAGAAGAAGTTTCAGAGAAGTATTCTTTGGAAGAACACCTGAACTTAAGAGAACAACAGGATATAACTTTTTTAGACAAGGTATTAACAATAACAACACTAACTTCATTCAGGGTTATCAAAGTAACGCAGGACAATTTGATGTAGGTGGACTTGGTAATGGTGCTTCAAACTCAGCAGTCGTCTCTTGCTTACAAGTTCTTGGAACTGCATTCGGAGAAGCAGAACTTAAAGTTTATGAAACAAACGAAGCAGGAGAATTAGATGTCCTTCCTAATCATCAACTCACAATGCTTTTCAAAAGACCTAATCCTTATATGTCAGGAGATGTTGTACAAAACTACTTAGTACAATCAATGCACATATCAGGAGACGCTTATTTGCTTAAACAAAAGAATGAAGCAGGTCAGTTGGTCGCACTTTATCCTCTTATGCCTGAGAATGTAACTGTTAAAGGTAATGATGAGACTTTAATCTCGCATTATGAATACCAAGTTAAAAACGAAAAAGTATTGCTTGATAGAGATATGGTTGCACATTTTAGACTTGGATTAGACCCTTCAAACCATAGACAAGGTTTCTCGCCAGTTAGAACATTACTAAGAGAGATTTATGGAGATGAGAGTGCAGGACAAATGGCTACATCAATCCTCGCTAATATGGGTGTCCCTAGCTTTATGATTACACCTAAAGATGAGTATGGCTTAACAGAAGAAGAAGGAGAAGCTATCTCCAAAGCATTCCAACGTAAGACTGGTGGTCAGAACAAAGGTAAACCTTTAGTACTATCAGGTGGCGTGAATGTAGAGAAGTTGGCATTTAGTCCTAAAGACTTAGAGATTGGAGACTTAAGAGAGTCATTCGAGTCTCGTGTATCTTCTGTACTTGGCGTTCCTTCTATAATCGCAGGATTAGAAGTTGGACTTAAGTATGCTACTTACTCAAACGCTAAAACCTTGCGAGAGTTCTTTACAGAACAAAAGCTCATACCTTTATGGGATATGGTGTCGCAAGAGATAACACATCAGATACTTAAAGTAGATTACCCTAACTCAAGTAACTTAGAAGCTAGATACGATTACACAGATGTAAGAGCTTTACAAACAGATACAAATGAGATTTACGAGAGAATGAACTTAGCAGTCACAGGTGGTTGGGTTACAATCGCAGAAGCAAGACAAAGCATTGGCTTACCTACTACACCTGAGCAAGATGTCTATTTACTTCCTGAAGGTAAAGTAACTATTCCTGCAAACCTCGTTACAGAGTATCAACCTTCGACTATTGAACAAGAAGAACAGTCTGATGAAGTACCTGAAGCAATAAGCCTCGCAAGTATGCAATCTGCTGAATTAAAGATAATACAAGAGATAGACGGAGAGTACTGTGTCATAACAGAGGAGACAGGTCGCAATATGGGTTGTTACCCTACTAAAGAGTTAGCAGAGATACGACTTAGACAAATAGAGAGATTTAGTGATACACCTAAAGCTATGGTGGGTAAAGATGAATTTACTACCTTAGAAGAAGCCGAAGCTAGAGCAGAGGAACTTGGTTGTAATGGTACACACCAACACGATAAGGACGGTAATACTATCTATATGCCTTGTTCTACACACGCTGAGTATGAACAACGCTTAGAAGATAATGACGCAGACTGAATTAAAAGTATCTGCTCGCATTAAAAAGATACTCCAAGACAAAGTAACAGAACACAACGAAGATAATCCTAAGTACAGAGCAACCTTAAGTATGTTGATATCTTGCTTTAACAGAGGTGTAGGTGCTTACAATACTAATCCACAATCGGTTAGACCAACAGTTACATCTTCTGACCAATGGGCGTTAGCAAGAGTCAATGGACTCTTATACGCTTTGCGAACAGGTAAGTTTAAGAATAAGCCGTATGACACAGACTTGCTACCTAGAAACCACCCTCTAAGCTCAAGGAAAAACCTCGCAATAAATTCTACTCCTACTGCATATACGGTAGATACAGAGATAGAGAGTAGTAAGGATAGTTCTAGTGTATCGTCTACGATACAGTTTCAGTCTGATTTAGATACTGATACAGGGGAGTTGGAAATGGTCGGAGAGATAGACACAGGCGTAAACGGAACTCTTAAAAAAGGAAAGTACGATGACCTGAATTTCTCGATACCTAAAGGAGTTAAGAGACAAGCCGAGCAGGGACTGGCACTACGCAAGAAGTTTGGACGAGGTGGTACAAGCGTTGGATTAGCAACGGCTCGCTATCTTGTCTCCAATACAAAAGCCTCGCCTGAGAAGGTAAGACACATAGCTAAGTACTTTCCTAGACACGAAGGAGACTTAAGTAGCCAAGCCCATAGAGACTACATAGCAGGAAGAACTGATAGAGCTACGAACGGTTGGATTGCTTGGAAGCTATGGGGTGGCAGTAGTGGAAGGACGTGGAGTGAGAAGCTAGTAAGAGCTATGAACAAGAGAGATGAGAAACAAAGTACTGCGTCAGAACTGGTACGGAGACATAAGCTCAGAACAGAACAGGAAGCAGAGTACAGGTACAATCGTCTCAGCTCAGTAGAAGTCAAGCAAGGTATCTATCGGAACTATGACGCTATGTTACGGAACTGGGAGAAGTGGTACACGGATTACTTCTTCGGTCTGTTGCGTAGTCAGAATGAAAAAATCACGAGAAGTATGGGGCGAGGGAGAGATAACCGTGCATACAAAAATTCCATTTTGAATGGACAATCTCCGATTCTGAATAAGTTGATTGATGACACAACAAACGATTGGAAGGTTGACTTGTATGATGTGTACTTATCTGAGGTGTATGACTTTAACTTATTCCAGTTTGGTATTCTCTTACCTGAAACTCTTAAAGGTTATTCTGAGGTTGAAGATACAGATTTGTATGACTACAAGGCTAGAAGGAAAAACCGTAGTCAAGTAATAAACGAAGGCTACTACCCAATCCGAACTCGTGGTGGTGGAATAATTCCGACTGCCCAGTCTCCAATTCCTAGAACAAGATACAACCGACAAGCAGTTGCGTTTGT